GGCAGACACCGTCGCCGTCGTCTCCGCGCGCTCCGCGTAGCCGACCGCCGGGTTGTAGCCGCTCACCACGCTGTGCGTAGCGGTTACCGCTTTCCCGAACGTGGAATGCAGCGACGCCGCCACGTTGCGCATCGCGTTGTCGAGCGCGCCCATCAACCGCCTCCCAGGTACAGCTTGCCACTCAGGCGGGTGGTGGTCAGGACGTGCTCGACCAGACGGCGCACGTTCGCCGGAAGCTGGCCCGCCTCGTAGCCGGCGAACCGCTCGACTTCCAACTCCCCGACCTTCGCGCGGCGGAACTCCTCGATGCCGGTATCCGCCAGCGTGTCATTCGTGGAGTCGTTGAGCAAACGCAGCGCCAGCTCGTAGGTCGCCTGCTTGACGGGCGCTGGGATCGTCGCGGTGTCGTACTCCTCGCCGTCCTTGTCCAGCGCGTCCTGCCGGGGCCACTCCAGCGCCTGCGCGGTCGCGGACTTCTCGCCCACGAACCGCTCCTGATCCAGCCGACGCGTCGCCATGATCAGCGCACGCTCTTTGTCGTCCGTCGTCGCCGCGGTCCACGCGCTCGCGTTCAAACGCTCGTCGAAATACGTGTCGGCGTCTGTCGTCGTCGCGTAGGCGTTCGCGCTTGCGGACCCTACTGTGGCTACGAGTGTCGGCATCCTTGCTCCGGGCTAGCGGGTGGGGCCACCGTGACCCCACCCGCATGGATGTTACATCAACCGCAATTACAGCGACTTGATGATGACTCCCGGAAGGCCCTTCACATCCGCCACCTGAGTGTCCCAGTAGGTCGCGGTGGCGACGTCGGCGTCGGCGGGGTTCGCCCCACCGTTCCCGACGTCCCACTCGCAGCCGCGCAGAGACAGCGTGTAGCTGTACTCGCTCTGGAAACGATAGGTGAGGTTCTGGAGCCCGGTCACCATATCCAGCACGGCGTCGGTCGGCTGGCTGAACTTGGCGATGATTCCACCACGAGCGAGCCCGAGGGTGGAGTAGGCGTCACCGGCAGAGCTGAAGCCCTGGGACTGCACCAGAGACGCGGAGTCCGTGATGATCACGGGCCGGTTCATGGTCGCCGGGGTGCCCTGCACGATCTGCGTACCGTTCGCACGGTAGATCGCGGCGGAAATCTGCGACTTCACAAGGTCGAAGTAGACCTTGGAGTGCATCACCCAACACACGATCTGATCGGCGGCGTCACCGAAGTTGGCGAGCGCGTTCACAAGATCGGCGGTGGTGATGGTGTCGTTGGCCGAAGTCTCCTCCAGCGCAGCGACGGAATCCAGCTTCGCCTCGGCAGCGGCGAGCCCACGGTTGAGAATCTCCTGCGGGATCGCGCGGGCGGTCTGCTGCCCGATCACAAACGACATCCGCCGGGGATCCTGGTTGATCTTCCGCCAGGCGTCGAGCGTCTGCGCGACAGGCCCGATACGGCGGTCGAGCTTCACACCGACGAACTCGTCGGTAGTCATGCTCAGGTCCGCGACGGCAGAAGTGCTGTCGGAGTCACGCCGAGCGATGAGCCCGGAGATGATGTCGAAGAAGGCTTCCTTCTGGTACAGCCCCTCGTGGAAATCGGTAAGAAGCTGGAAGCCACCAGCGGACGCTCCGTTGAACGCCTCGACCTGCTGGTACACGGTCTCTACAAAGCCGCCGTAAAACTCGTCGTCGTAGAGTTGGAAATCGCTACGGGCCATTTCCGGTTAACCTCCTGAACAGTTAGGGTCTTGAGATCCCCCGCTGCTCCAGGAATGCTTGAAGTCCATGCTTGCTAATGAACTCCTGAGCGGCCCACGGAGAAGCGTCGGGACTAGCTGAGTTTCCAGCGCGTCCCGCGCCGTTGGCGGCTCCGCCGCCCTTCTGCGTCTTGGCCGGAAACGCAGCCAAGAACTCCTCGGATTCGGCCATTTCGGCTACAAGCTCCGAGATGCTCATGTTTTGCCCCTTGTCGTTCAGTCGGGGCGCGCCCTCATCGTTGAGGACCACCGCCTGGTGCCGTCCGTCCTCCTGGACGACCTGCACCCGGCTGAGTACGTGCGGCAGCAGTAGCTTGACGTTCGCTCCGGCTTGCTCCAGGGCCGCGCGGGCGGTGTTCTCCCGAATCAGCCCCACCAGTTCGCCCTTCAGCGATTCGACCTGCCCGTTCGCCTGCTCCAACTGCTTCTGCCACTCGCCCTGCTTCTTGCCGAGGAGCTTCTCGAACTCCCCACGGCGCGCTGCTTCCTCGTCCTCCTGCTTTTCCCGCTCGGCCATCAGCTTCCGAACCGCGTCCGGGTCCAAATCGCCGTATGCCTTCAAGCGGGCATGAGCCTCCTTAGCAGCCTCGCGTTCCTTCTGTAGCGCCGACTTAAGGCCCTGTACCTGGTCGGGGAACTCGACACCCTGTACATCCAGCCTATAGGTGCCGTCCTGCTCGGTGTAAAGATCCCGGTACTGCTCGGGGACGCCTTCCAGGTCGTCCACGATTGCGTCTAGCGGCATCCTGCCTCCGTGTAGTGCGGTCTATCCATGACCTAGATACAAATTTAGTGCAGTCTGCCGCAATCGCCAAACCGCACCAGTCGGTGCTAGTCCTCGTCGTCGTCCTCAAAGCCGCCACAGATGAGTTCGCGCTCCAGTGTTCGCACCATCTCCTCGACCTGTACCGCGCTGAACCCCTCCTTCTCCAGTGCGCGGCGGTACTCGCCTAGCGCGTGCGCGATGTTGAGGAGCTCCGCGTTCAACTGGTCGTAACGATGGATTAGCAGGGGATCGTCAGGCATCGCGTAGCTGGCTCAGGGGAACGGTGGTGCCGTCCTTACGCACGAGGTCGCGTAGACCAATCTTGCCTTCGTTGAACAGTTTCGCACGTCCCGGCCCGAGGATTTCGGACACGACGCCCTTCGGCTGACTCTTCAACCATTGCTCGTAGTCGGTGGACGCCGCGACCTGCTGGCCGGGGAGCGGCTTGAGCTTGCCGTCTTCCATCGTGTAGCGACGCGCCGCGCGAGTGCCGTCGTCCGGCGGCTTGATGCCAAGCCCCTTCCAGTCGACGACCGACACGATGGTACTGCGGCAGCGCGGGTGCTGGGGTGGCCGCTTCGCGCCGGGATCGTCCCACGCCCACGCCTGACCGTCCAGGCTCATGCAAATGTCCGACGTGCGCGCGTCGAGCGTCGCGACGTACTGGTAGCCGGTGGTGATGTCGGCGTTCTGCTGGTAGACGTCCAAGTGCGCGCGGTTGCTGATCTCGTTGACGGCGGTACGTACCACCGTCTCCGCGTGCCGTGTCGTCGTGCCCCACACGCCGCCTGCGAAGCGGCCACGGCCAACGGAGCGCCCGCGCACCCGGCGCACGATGTCGTCTATCGTCTCGTTCTGCGACATGCCCATCTGCACCTGTTGGCGAATGCGACGCTGGGTAGCGTCCTCCACGCTCTTGAACCACGCCTGAAAAGTGTCGCCCTGAAACGGGTCGGTGTCCAGGATCTGGCGGAAGTACGCCGGCGTCAGCCCGTCGAGCCGCACACGGATTTCATTGCCCGCGACACCGAGCGTGTACTGTAGCGTCTCGCGCGCCCATTCGGCCTGCGCCGCGCCGACCTCACCCAGCCCCATGCGGAGTTCCTTGCGGATCGCTTCGAACGCCTCGCGGTTGCGCTCCCTCACGGCGTCGAGGACCTTCGACGTCCGCAGACGCCGCCACCGCTCGGCGCTGACTCCCGTAGGATCGTAGCGCACGAGATCCGCGACGATGTCATCGAACAGCTTGCGGAGATCGTCGCGCGCCTGCTTCGTCAGCGTGTTGCCGACGCGCTGGAGCATCAGCAGGTTCTCCACCGCGCGGTGGGTCGGGTCTTCAGCCATGCAGCAGCCCGTCTAGCATCTGCTGTGCGCCGTCAAGACTGTCGGCGTCGATGAACGCGTGCGGCGGCTGGGACAGCGACAGGTGCGCGACGCGCAGGTCGTAGAGCTTGAGCCTGTACACGCCGTCGCCGCGCTCCCAGCCCACGGCGTAGCCGTCAGGCACCTCCAGCGCGACGGGCGCACGGCACGCCCGCGTCTCCGGAGCAAACATCACTCGGCGTCGTCGTCCGGGTCCAGCCACTCCACGTCGGGAGCGGATTGCACGTCGTCGTCCGTGCAATCCGCGCATTCCAGATCCTGCGGGTCACGGCTGCGCCGTCCGCAGAGTTCGCAACGATAATTCAGCCCATTTCGAACGATTCTCTCGTTCATGCGTCCTCCATCCGGTGATCTTCGCTCAGACTGCGGATCTCCTCGACCAGCACCATCGGGATGGTAGTGTGCGCGCGCGTCGCGTCGCCCAGAAACTCGCCCGCTATGCACACGACGTCCTCGTCCTGGTGCACGATCCAGCCGACCGTCTCGACCTCGACGAGCCCCGGCACCGTATCCAGGTCAAACGCCGCGTCCAGCCACCGCACGACACTCAAGCTCATGCATCCTCCCGGAGAAAGTCCGGAGCGCCGAGCAGATCGCGCGTGCGCCCCGATAGTGATGTTACACGCACCAGCCTTCCGTCTCCCGCAAGCCGCAGCCAGTCGGCCCAGTAGACGTCCCAGTGCTCCCACTCGCGGTTGTTGTGATAGTGCGGCGTCTGCGTCTGCGGACACCCGGCAAGCACAACGTGCGTGGCGCTGAGCTGCTCCAGCGCGACGCGCACCGCGAGCCCTGCCGACGAACCGCCCCAGTGGTCGATGGTGTGATCGACCGGGCCGACGTCCACGCCGGCGGCGCGGTTGCGCCCCCACTTCTGCCAGTCGCCGGGATGCCCGAGCGCGCGCCGCGTGGCCTCCCACGCCGGGAACTTCTCCGGGTGCAGGCTGCACCAGTGATGCAGTACGCCGGGATAGTGGCTCCCAATGTCGTTGACCGCGAGCACAACGTCGGCCCACCCGTCGGGCACCTGGCGCAGGTCGTCCCACACGCACGCGGCACCGCCGAGCACCAGCGCGTGCACCTCGCGCTCCTCGTCTACGACATCCGGCACGCCGTCCTTCGCCCACTCGGTCAGCGACATATGAACAGGTCCCGCCAATTGCGATCTGTAGGGAAGTGCTGCACCTCGGTCCAATGATCCGCGAGCTTCGACTGCCACCATGCGCGCGGATGGACCGTGAGGTGCAAATTCAGCCCGTGCTTGCGGCCCTGCGAACACGGCACCGTCGCGATCTGGAACGCCGCCGACACGAGCGTGCGTGCGCGGATCGCGGCGAGCACCTCGTCCACGCGCTCAGGCGGGATGTGCTCCATCACGTCTGCGGAATACGCGTAGTCGGTCGGCGCGATGTCGTCGCCCATCTCCCACAGCGACGCCTCGCGCACCTTCGGGTGCAGCTTCACGAGATCGACACCATCGACGTCGAGTCCCTTCTCCGCGAACCAGTCGAGCGCCTTGCCCTCGCCTGCGCCGTAGTCGCGGAACGTGCCGCTATCTGGACGCCGCCACAGCTTCCAGACCTCCGGCGCGATGTTGAAGCCCGGAGAGTTCACGCGGTAGCCGGGGTCGGCCCACATCGTCGCGTACTTCGCGCGCTCAGTCTCTGTCGTGTGCGTCAAGCCATTCCCTCACGGCTGTGCGGATGCGGTTGATGATGTTGTGCCGGATCAGCGACTGCTGCGCCAGGCTGTACGGCTTCTTTAGGTGCACGTAGGGCAGATCGTTGACGTACACGCCGCGATCATCCCAGCGCCCGGTCCTCGGCTTGTCTCGGAACTTCAGCAGCACGTCAGACAGATCGTGCAGTGTCTCGTACTCGGGCAGCACGTGCGCGTAATCGTTGACGATGCACGGCACACGTAAACCGTGGCGCTGCGCGACCCACAGCCGACTGCCCCCAAGGTATTCCGATACCAGCGGTGTCTCCAAATCCGGCGGCAACTCGCTTTCTCTGCCCAACTGGAGCCCGCCCGCCGATACCATGATCGGGTTGCGAAAGCCGTTCGCCAGGACGTCCGCTTCCAGGCGCTCGAAATGCCCGCTCGCCGCGTTGAACCCGTCCACGTACATCTGCTCCATGAGTGTACGTACCGGCTCATAACGCGCGTCGTGCCACGGGTGGCGTCCCGTCCAGTGGCGACTGATCTCGGGTAGATAGCGCGGAGACGTGAGGTTGAAGATCAGATCCCCGTGCAGCACCGCGTAGCGCACCTTCATGCGATGGCGTAGAGCTTGGGCACCCACGCGTGATCAACGTCCCAGGGACGCGGCGTGCCGTGGAACACGACGAGCGATGCGTCTGGCGTCGCGTGCTGGTCGCGCCCGTCTAGATCGACCTTGTACGATTGCACCATGCCGGGGTGCGTGTCCTGCCAGAAACTGCACACCGTCTTGAGCACGCGCTCGTAGACGAGTTGGTCGCCGCCGTGCGCGCATTCCTGCATGATGCGCTGCGGATCGTTCCAGACCCACCAGTCCCATACCAGTGCGCGGTGGCGCTCCGTGAGCAGCATCACGCTTGACTGCACCGCCTGCGGGTTGCGCAGGCCGCGCAGCACGTCACGCAGCACGATGCTCTGCGACTGATCGCGCACGAGCGGCTCCAGATCGCGCAGGATCACGGTGTCGAGATCCAGATAGAACACCGTGCCGGTGATGTCCGGACGGCACACCTCCATCTTGCTCCACCATCCCGGCAGATCGTGTTGCAGCGGGACGCGGTACGGCACGCTCACGGCGTCCGTCAGACACCAGAAGTCATGCCCCGGCAGATGCTCGTTGACCTGCCGTTTCAGCCAATAGACGTGTTCGGGGCCGTAGTCGCCGCCCGTCTTCAGCACGGTCACGATCTTCACAGCGCAAGCGGGTCACCGAGGTTCACGCGCTCGACCTCCGGGTCGAAGCCGTCGGGCAGGATCTCGCCCTGCACCATCGTCTGCCACAGCGTCTCCAGGCTGAGTTGCCCGTTCAGCACCATCGCACTGAGCACCTGGACCGTCTGGCCGTCGAGGCGTTGATCCATGAAGTCGCGGTTCACGCTGCACGCGACCGGCTGGTCGTTGCGATAGAGCGCGTGGTAGTACAGGCACGAGTTGAGCGACGACTCCAGCGACTTCGCGAGCACCGCAAGTTGTGAATCCGACTCGCTCTTGTCGATGCGCTTGGCTTCCGCTGTCTCGGCTTGCCGCGTTTCGCGGGAGAGCATGGACAGCCCCTGGATCGCCATCTGCTGTTCCAGATCCTTTAGCTGCTCGCGGTTCGCGCTGAGCGCGCCGCCCGCCATCTCCACGATCTTGATGTCGCCCTCGGCGTCAGGCACGAATATCGCCCGCCCCGCGCCGACTTCGAGGTTGTCGGCTTTCTCACCGATCACGCCGATCATCGGCACCGCGTAGTCGAGCGCGAGGTTGTACATACTCCACCGCTGATACCACGCGACCTGCAAGTCCGCGACACCGAGCAGCGCGGGGCGGCTCATCTCGGGCGTCGCCTGGAGCCCGGGCACGAACACCACCGGGATCTCGGGGATGCCCGCCTGCCCCGCGTCCACAAGCTCGAAACGCACGCGGTCGTTGTCCACGCGCTTCTGGTAGACCTCGTATCTGCCGGGGCGAAGCACGCGGTAGCGTTCGACAGCGCGCGCCCCGAACGTGCCGACCGGCTCGGTGGTGTGTTCGCGGTACACGAACAGCGACAACTTTGGTATGCCGTCGACGATCTCGTACTGCCAGTTGATCGCGTCGAGCGTGTCGATGTGCAGCCAGTACGGGCGCACGTTGCGGACGATCTCCTCCATCCGGTTCGACGCCGCGACATCCGGAGACTCGACGTGCACCCAGCCGTAGCCGTCACGCAGTACGCACTCCGCGACACGCCGCGCGAACACGTTAATGTCGTTGCCGAGCAGGTCCACGTCGTCGAGTTCCGCGAGCAGTTGGTCGGGCCCGTCCTTCAGCACCAGGTCCTTGCGGAACAACATCCCTGCCAGCCCTGCGGCGGTGCGCGCCACGGCGTTGAACGCGACGGAACGCATCCGCCGGCGACGGTATTCGTCGTCGTCCTCGCGCGCCATCTTCGGCAGCAGCGCTTGACCCTCCGCGCGCATCGTCTCTGTGCCGCCGTGGCACGCGCGCACATAGCTGGCGCGTTCGGCCAGATCCTTGTACGCGGGGCTCTGGTAGTCGGGGCGCTCTTCGTTGCCCGCGTCGCCGTCCACGACGATCATGTTCTCGGCGCTGTCCTTTGCGTCGCGGAAGCTCTTGGAATATCCGGCCATCGTTATGCCCAGGCGAACTTGGTGGATTGAATCGGTGCTTTCTCGACAGAC